ATGCTTGAGAAAAGCGACACGAGCATTGCCGAGACCCTCGCGGTCTTCACACGTTACGATCTCGACGTGGGGCTCTTGGTTCCCACCGAGACCGGCATGCGGAAATCCATCATGGATGCCACGGCCGGCTTGCGGGAGTACTTCCAAGACACCGGTTTTCACGACTACGATATGCAGGAGCAGGGTCCCGACGCCAAGGTGATCCGCGAGGCCTTCTTCGTTCGACCGGACGGGCTGCAGCCCACCACGGCCTCTCTTTACCGCCCGGTGACGAAATCCGGCGATCCCCGGGTGTGGTTCGGTCGCCTCAAGGGGTACGCCGAGCCCTACAACCTCCTCGCGGTGCTAGTGCGTGACGACAAGGCGTACATCGTCAACTGCAGCGACCCGCGCATCCTGGCTTCCATCCATGATCCGTCGACCCCCTTGGGGGCCATCGCTGCCGCGCAGCGGCCGACTAGAGACCCCGTGGTCGAGGAATTGCTCGACATGATCCGCGACGTGTCTTCGCGTGGCTTCGTGCGAACCTTGAGACCCGGGGATACCGGCGTCGGCATGACGCTGGAGACGTTGCTGGGGATTAACGCGAACACTCGCAAGGCCCCGGACTACAAGGGCATCGAGCTGAAGGCTAAGCGCCTGCGAAAAGGCAAGGCAAACCGGGTAACTTTGTTCTCCCAAGCGCCGGATTGGAAATTGAGTCCGATCGGTTCCGCGTGGAACCTGTTGTCTACCTATGGCTACGAGCGCGACGGCAAGCTACGCCTGAACCACGAGATGAATGCCACGGCGCCCAACTCGATCGGGTTCTTCTTGGAGGTGGACGCCGCCCACGACTGGCTCCAGCAAAATTATCAAGACCCGGACATGGCGGCCACGCGCCACGTCACCACATGGGAACTGGAAAAGCTGCGTAATCGCCTGAAGGAAAAGCATCCGCAAACCTTTTGGGTCAGCGCTCGCTGTCGCGGGAAAGGAGCAAGCGAGGAGTTCCACTATGTCCAAGTCGAGCATACGCGCCAACCAAAGGTGCGGAACTTCGACGCTCTGCTCGAGGGCGGCGTAATTTCAGTCGATTACCTGATGTCACAGAAAGGGCATCAGCGGGTGCGCGACCACGGATACCTGTTCAAGATGCATGCAGCTGATTTCCCAGCGCTATTCCCACCGTCCGAGACGCATGTCCTCGCGTGACGAACTGACACGCAGCAACAAGCTCCGGCTCACCAAGCTCCGAAACCACCTTCTCGCTTGGTACGAGGCCGAGGGCCGCACCCTGCCCTGGCGGTCGCCTGCCGCTTCGACCTTCGAACGCATTTGCGTGGAGGTGCTGTTGCAACGCACCCGAGCAGAAACCGTTGCCGCGATCTACGCTTTTTTCTTCGCGCGGTTCCCGAGCTGGTCTTCGTTGGCCGACGCAGACATCCCAGAACTGGAAGAGGCCTTCAAGCCAATCGGGCTGTGGCGGCGACGTGCAAAGTCGATGAAATCACTTGCCGAGTATGCAGCGGCCCGCGCCGGGTGTTTCCCAGATGACCCCGCTGAGCTGGCACAGGTTCCTGGAGTGGGCCAATACGTTGCCAACGCGATCCTGCTTTTTCAACACGGCCAACCGCGCCCCCTGGTCGATGTCAACATGGCCCGCGTGATCGAGCGCTTCGTGCGCCCTCGCGTGCTCGCGGACATCCGCCACGATCCGTGGCTGCAAGCAGCGGCGCACTGGCTCGTTAGGGAGCGCCCGATCAAAACAAACTGGGCGACGCTAGACTTCGCGGCAAAGGTCTGCACAGCGCGCACGCCCCGCTGCCATTGCTGTCCCGTTAGCTCACGGTGCGATTGGCTGCGCCGCCGGGCTTTGCTGCAGCCCTGAATATGGAAAGCATCTCCTTGTTCGAAAGAAGGTCCGCCATCGAGACGTTGATGCACGATGTCCAGAAAGTGGTACCGTTGTCAGGGTCTGTCTCGTTTGCCTCCCATACCCTTCCCTTCGCCTCCAACGTCGCAATGTCGATGCCGCCCACTATGAACGCGTGGGAGAAGCGAAAGATGTCGGAAGCTGGTCGCTTCCTGTCCCTGAGAAGGGACACGAAGTAGTAGTAGTCCGGTCGCTGATGCTCGTGATTGTACAGCGGTACCGAGTTGTCATAGTTCCGCCGCGGCCTAACAGTCCTATCCTTTGTCTTAACGTCAAGCGTGATGCAGTTGGAGACGAGAAAGTCGTGCGTGGTATGGTGGCGATCGTCCGTGAACTGGATGCCATTCCGCCGAAGAAAATCCCCCATCACGAGTTCGCCAATGCAGCCCACGAAATTCGCCTGTAGTTTCCGATGAGAATATTCGTACTCGGGCAACGCGTTCGCCCGTTCGTAGGCCGCGCGAAGCATCTCTTTCGTCAATGGATAGCTCGCGTAAGTCTCCGCCAATGCGTGTTTCTCCCCTGCGCCTGCTAGAGATCGAAAGCTGACCGTCCGACAACGCGCCTCATGTCCGAGGTGAAAACCGAGTGGGGACGGTAGAGCCGCGTGCCGTAGATGTTCTGCACGTCGGCGATATCCTCTCCTCGTCGCGCTAGCTCGGCTTCAATCTGGCGCAACATGTCATCAGGCATGGAAATCGCGGAGAATCCCATTCTCTTGAACAATTGAATTCTTCTCCTGGTCACGAACTCGTCGGCCTGGTTGAAGAATCCGAAACCGATTCCCTCGATCGAGTTTGCCGAGTAGAGCAAGCGCTCCCGGGCGCTCTCGGTCTTTACTGAGATCAGGAGGTTGGTCGGTGCGCAGGGGATAAGGATATCTCCAAGGGCGCGAAGATCCCGCAGCGCACCCTTGTTCATTAGGGCGTGGCCGGGGACTTGCCAATCTGGCCACTTGTCGTGCTTCAATTCCATCCGTGGAACGCCCTCGTTCGTCAAGAGATCGCTACAGAGCAGCTCGGAGATATCGCCAACGCCGGCCTTGGGAACGCGGAAGGGCGGATACCGCCACTTTCGGCGACTCGGGCGCTGGATGGCGAAGGCCTGACCGATATTGGCCGACGAGATGCGAGCTCCGAGCGTTAGCTCGCACAAATGGACAACGGCCCTTGCGCTGACCGGCGCATCCATCTGGTTCACGAGGCAGGGGCATAGATCCAGCAGCGTTTCGAGGTGCGATTTCACGGTTGTAGGCGCCGGACGGCGGGTTGCGCCCGCTGCCGGAGGTTGGTTGAAGTCCCGTTTCAGCGCGTTCGCAAGGCCGGTGACTGCCAATGCCCTCCGCGGAGCTCGAGGTGGCACCACGATCTCGGCGACCTCATCCCAACTTCCGGCTCCTGTGCCCATGGGACAGTAAGGGTGAAGACAATCCATCCAGATCTTTTCCGTGCTCAATCGTCTTTCTAAGCCCCTGTCTATAAATTGCTTTTCCCTTGCACAAGCTGCGGCTTCGCATCAGAAGGCGAAGAGAACTTGGAATGGTATGGGTAATGGCCGCGGGCATGCCCGGTAACGCGCGGTTAACCTTTATCTAACATGATTTCGGCCATGGTTTGGAAAGTAGTCATTCGACCAAGACCTGATGCGCCAGATATGCGCCAGGGCTATGTGCGGGCCGAGAGCGAAGACGAAGCGCTCGCGCTTGTGAACAACAGGTTTGCCTTGCTTTGGCCTTGCCCTGGGAAGCTTTGGCCGGGAACACCGCGGTCTAACCTGTGCTGGTCAAACTGAAGCCGTTTTTTTGAGGTCCGCTGCAACCCACGATCTCACCGCTACTTCAAGCCGCTACTTCACCCCACCTTCGCCCCCCACAGTAAGGTCTTATCAGCGGCGAAATACCCGTCCGCCGTGCGGAAATACCCCTGCAGCTCCACAGTGTCGCCCGCCGTCAGCGGCACCATCGTCTGCAGCCAGAGGGCCGTGGCTTCCGAGACATGCGCGCCGCTGATCTCACCATAGGAGCCCCGGATTTCGGTCGTGCCGTTCAGGACAAGCCGTCCGCTCATGCGCGCGGAGGTGCTGGAATTGACCTTGTAGAGCAGCGTCGCGCCGAAGAGGTAGGTACCGTCGGCGGGCGCCACGAAGCGGTTGTTCGCGGCGTCGAAAGCGCCTTGGTCGTTGTAGTCGGTGTTGTTGATGGCGATCTTCGTCCAGGCGCCTACGCCGACATAGTTGTCATAGTTGGTATAGGCCTTGAAGCGGGGGAGCCGGGGCTGGTCGACGATGCCGCTCACGTTGTCGACGCTGAGCCCGTCGAAGAAGGTGCTGCCGTCGGCCGAGACCGCCAGCCGGAAGCGGTCGGAGCCGAACAGCCCGACCAGTGCCTTCGTCACGAAGCCGGTCTGCAGAGTGAGCCCGAGATCGTCGCCAGCCGCCTCCTTGTTTAGCTGCAAGAACAGATCGCCGGTGCCGCCCTCGGCCACGGTCTTGGCGGTCCAGAGTGCCGTGTTCAGCTTGGCCGAGAACGGGTTCGACGCATCCGCCGTCGTGCCGACCCCGAGCAGCGCCACGTTCTGCAGCGTCGTGGGCGTGGTGTCGACCCAGCCCGCGCCATCGTAGACCAGCAGCAAGCCCTCGTCCTCGACCCATGCGCGCCACCCCGTCCGCGGCGGCATTCGCAGCCAGGCGCCGTCGGTCCAGAGCGCCACGTTCAGGTCCCAGCCTGCCCAGTCGCCCGTCGCGCCGGAGCCGACGATGTAACGGTCGCCGTCGGCGGGGCTGCCAGGCGGCGCGGTCAGATCCCGGTCGAGGACGGAGAGCTGGACGAGCCCGTCGAGCAGCCGCAGTGCCTCGTTGTGGGTGACATGCTTCTGGGCCTGCGCCGCAAGGATGTAGGGCAACAGGAGATGGGTGGTGGCGTCGGACATGTGCAATCTCAGAATGTTAGCGTGACGGTCTTGGACGCGCCCCGCCCGACAAGGGCGGAGAGCTGGTAGATGCGGATGTCGACCGTGTCGCCGGGGGCGAGCGGCGTACCCCAGTCGGCGGCCTGCTGGGCGGCGGTGTAGACGACGCTGGTGGTGGCCGTGCTCAGCACCCGCTTCATGGTCGCGCCGTCGAGGATTTCGACCTCGTAGGCCTCGGTTTCCTCGCCGACCGGCACCTCAATCCCACCCCAACTGTCGGCGGAAAGCGCGCGGGAGCGACGCATCCAGCGGATGGTCAGGTCGCCGGGTGTGCGCGGCCTGCGCCAAGGCTGCTCGACGTGGGTGACGGAGAACGGCCGCAGCCCGACGCCCGCGGGCGTGAAGGCCTGCGCGACATAGGTCTCGTCGCTGACCGGACGGCTGGCAGGGCCAATGCGCCAGTTCCACGGGATACCGAGATCGGCTGCGGCGATCGGAAGCGAAGTGAGGCTGTCGTCGAGCATTACCACCCGCGCGCCCGAGGGCGCCGGGTTGCCCATAGCGCCCTCCGTCCCGCGTTGTCCGCGAAGGAGCCGGGTCAGGCGATACCGGCCCGGCGCGATCAGTTCGGCCACGCCCGCCTGGACGATCTCCCAGACGCCCGGAGCGCTCTCGATGGCCAGCGCATTGGCCCCGCCAAAGAGGGTCAGGTCGGTGACGCTTTCCAGCGTACCGGTGAGCAGATCGACGACCAGCACATTGCCGAGATCAAAGCGCGACGTCGGCCCGGCGTAGAAGTCTGAGGCCAGTGTCCCGATCCGGGCGCGTGACTGAGACGTTGTCAGAAGATCGAAGCCATCCGTCGACGGGCTGCGGAAGACCGCGATCTCTCCCGGCCACGGCATTGCATGCGCCGCGGCGAAAGGGCGGTGCGCTGGCTGGGCCTCGGTCAGCTGCGGCAGGTCGAGCAGCACTGTATCGGGCGCGCCGAAGACGACCGCCTGCGAGAGCGCCGAAGGCCGCGGCGCGCCGGGCGGCAGGTCGTAGGCGTCGCGATCCTGGCGAACGGCTTCGATCCCGCGGGCATCCGCATCGGCGATGGAGACGAGCCGCAGCGGGACGGCCCGGCCGTCATGAGTGAACGACACGACATCGGCGGGGTCGAGCGCGAGCCGCGATGGCGGCAGGCGGAAGGCGGCGCTCTCACGGCCGGTCCAGGCTTCCATGAGGGCGCGGCGGCAGCGGCGCTCGGCTTCCTCAGGCGGCACCGCAATCGGGAAAGACTCGGACGCGATCCGCGTCGTGTCGACGGTGATGCGCCGGGCCTCGACCTGCGCCGCCTCGTAATCCTCGTCGGCGCGAGCCACCTGCCACTTCAGGGCCTGGGGCAACTCCGTCTCCTGGCCGCGCGTCAGTTCCAGCACGTCACCCTCGCGCGCGGCGATCAGGTGGTCCGGAGAGACGCTCGCCGCCGCGGCCCGGCCGCGCATCACGAAGCGGATCACGCCCTCGGTCTCGACGGCGTCGAAACCGAAGTGGCGCGCCAGCGTGGTGATCGACGCGCGCGGGCTTTCCAACGCACCGATGGCATAGCCCTCCACCGCGCCCCAGAGGCCGGTGACGTCGATCCGGGACTCGGGCAGCCCGGCGCGCAGGCAGAGGTGCCGGACGAGTGCGGACAGCGATACTGCGCCGAGCCGCCCGGTCAGCCAGTGGCCGAGCCGCCAGTTCGCGCCATCGGTCCAGACGTCAGTCAGCGCCGGAAAGAACGGATAGGGGCGCGCGTCCCAGGTCCAGGCGGCGCATTCCGGCACATGCACCATCCGGCCGCCATAGACCGAGGACAGAGGGTTGTTCGCGGCCTCCCTCCAGAAGAGATAGGTCGCTTCGAGATAGGAGCGCTGGATCGCGTCGTCGCGCCAGCCGCGGGAGAAGTACGGCGTGAAGCTCTCCGATGACTTCGGATCGAAGAAGACGTTCGGCTGGTTCGTGCCGCGGTCAATCGCCGGGCAGCCCAGTTCGGTGAAGCGGATCGGTTTTGACTGCGGAAGCCACGGGGTGGTGCCACGGTCGCGGGAGGTGATCCAGCCAGCCAGCACATGCACGTCCTCGCCCGGCACGGACGAATATGGCCCGACGCGCAGTTGCACGGTCGTGTCGGTGATCGGCGCGACCCAGCTGAATGTCAGCCGCCAGATCCCGCCGCCGATGTCGGTAAGGGCGAGATCGAAGATATCCGGATCCGAGGTATACGGCGCCGCGCTGGAGAAATCGTCGATCCGGACCTCCTTGTTCGGCGCCCCGGTCAGGTTGACATAGATCCGGGCCTTGCCCGACGTCCCCGGCTTGAGGAGGACGCCGGTCTCATAGGTCTCGCCCGCCACCACAAGATCCTGCGCCGAGGCCGATTGCGCGAAATCGTTGGGCCCGTCGATGGCCGCGATCCTGGCGGCCGAGGTGAACGGGCCGAAACCTTCCGGGCTCGGCGACACGGTGGCTGTCGTCGGTGACCAGGTCGCGGGGGCATCGCCGTCGGGGATGGGATTGGCGCGCAGACCGCCGGGGCGATCGTGATGCGGCCGCGACCACCAGTTCCACAAGTTCTTGTAGCGAAACACCCATGGTTCGCCGTAAACGCCATCGGTGATCGGCGTGCGGACCTGCGCGGCGCGGTCGGCAGCGCTGGCATAGAACCAGTCGAAGCCCTCGCCGCCCGCGACGTTGGCCTGCAGATAGGCCCGGTCGTAGATCGCGGGCCAACCCTCTTGCGCATCGGCGTGCTCGAAGCCATCGCGCCAGTCGGAGAGCGGCAGGTAATTGTCGATGCCGATGAAATCGATCTCGGCATCGGCCCAGAGCGGGTCGAGGTGAAAGAACACGTCGCCGCTGCCGTCCTGCGGATGGTGGCCGAAATACTCCGACCAGTCGGCAGCATAGCTGATCGGCGTCCCCACCCCGAGTATGGAGCGCACATCGGCCGCCAGATCGCGGAAGGCCTGCACCGCCGGATAGCTGGACGCGCCCGAACGGATGGTCGTCAGCCCGCGCATCTCGGAGCCGATCAGGAAGGCGTCGACCCCGCCCGCAGCCGCACAGAGATGAGCGTAGTGCAGCACCATGCGCCGCAGGCCCCAGTCGGCGGCCGCGCCGGTCCAGGAGACCGTCTCGCCCGAGACCGCGAAGTCGGACGGACTGGCGCTGCCGAAGAAGGCCGACACCTGGCTTGCCGCTGTCGCGGTCTTGTCGACGCTGCCGGCATAGCCCGCCGCGGGCGAACAGGTGATCCGACCGCGCCAGGGGAAAGCCGGCTGGCCGGTCTCGGCGGCGTTGTCGCTGTAGGGGTTTGGCAGCGTGTTGCCGGGCGGGACGTCCATCAGGATGAACGGATAGAAGGTGACACGCAGCCCTCGGGCTTTCATCTCCTTGATCGCCTGCACGACCGCGAAGTCCGCCGGCGTGCCGCCATAGACCGGGCGGTCCTGGTCGTCGCGACTGACGAGATGGGCGGCGGACCGGCTCACGCCGTTCACCGACCACGTCTGCGGGCTCGTGGTCTTTTCCGAGACCTCGACGCCCGGCCGGATCGCACACTCGCCCACGCGCAGGTCGTTGCCGAACCAGGCGACCACGAGGCTCACGCTTTCCACCTTCGGCGCCATGGCCTGTAGCCGGTCCAGCGCCACCACCATGTCGGCGGTATCCGAGAGCGCGTTCAGGTTCTCTGAGGTCTGCGCGCCACCGCTGCCTTTGCGGATGCCGGTCGTGGCATAGGTGAACTCGCCCGAGGCCGGGATCATGGTGACGGCCTGCGTCAGCCCCTCGGCGGTGTCGGGATCGGCGAGTGGCCGGAACACCTCGAAGGAGAGCTGCGGAATACGGTTGCCGTAAGTGCCGAGCGGCAGGTCCTCGAAGACCACATAGGCCGTGCCGCGATAGGCGGGGGTATTCGCCGCACCCATCTTCGCCGCGATGAACGGGTCCGCCGTCTGCGCATCGTCGCCGGGATACCAGCGCCAGGTGATCCCGGCGGTGTCGAGCAGCTTGCCGTCTGCCCAGATGCGCCCGATGCCGGTGATCGGCCCCTCGCAGAGCGCGACCGCGAAGGAGGCGTAGTACAGATACTCGGTCGTCTTGACCTTGCCGCCCCCGCCACCCTTGCCGCTGCCCTGCGTGGTGGTCTTGGTCTCCTCGCGGAAATCGGTCGCCCAGATCACGTTCCCGCCCATGCGCATCCGGCCGTAGACGCGCGGGACGACGGCCCCCTCGGTGGACGACGTGATCCGAAGGCTGTCGAGCCGCGGGCCCTCGATCCGCTGCGTCGGCGCGAGCGACGACACGATCCAGCTGTCGACCACCGAGCCGATGGTCGAGCCGACGAAGCCGCCGATGGTGGCGGCGCTCACGCCGAGGATCGCGCCGCCGATGCTGCCGCCAATGGCGGCGCCAGCTGCGCCGAGGACAAGCGTTGCCAAGGGTCAGACCTCGTCAGGAAACAGGAAGGCGAAGGCGATGCGCCGCCGCCACGATTGGGTGAGCGGTTCCTCTATGACGCCAAGCCGCTCATAGGCGTGGAGGAATGTACCGGGCCCGGTGAGGATCCCGACATGCTTGGCGATGGCGCGCGGCATCATCCGGAACAACACGAGCGCGCCGGGGCCGGCGTCGGAGGGCGACACCTCGATCATCATGCTCCGCGCCCCCTCGGCCAGAACCTCGCGCGGGCCGGTCTCGCCCCAGTCTCGGCTGTAAGGCGGGATCGGGAACGGCTCTTGCCCGACCACCTCGCGCCAGACGCCGCGCGCGAGCCCGAGACAGTCGCAGCCCGCCCCGCGCAGGCTCGCCTGGTCGTGGTACGGCGTGCCGAGCCACGCGCGCGCCGCGGCAATGACTTGATCCGGATCGGCGGTGGCTCTCGTGCATCGCGAAGCGATGCACTGCCGCCCGTCGTTTCCGCTGGAAACGACGTTGGTCACAGAACGCCTCCGTCGTGGCCGCCGTCCTTGGTCGCGTAGCGCAGTATCGTGTCCTGGCCCGGTATATGCGGGAAGCCGCGGAAGTTGACGGTGTTGGCGAACTTCGCCCCGCAGGTCTCGATCCGCTTGTCGCAGCCCGCGCGGATGGTGAACGCGTCGCCCTCGGCGAGCGCGCGCACCGGCGCTTCGAGCAGAGTCAGAATGGCGACGCCATCCGCAACGTCATGGCCCAGCACCTCGGTGCGCCGCCCCGCATTCGCCCCGCTCGTCCATTCGACGGTGCCAAACGTGAACCAGCCGGCTTCGAAGCCGCTGAGCCCCGAGGCGGTGAAGGCCCGATCCCGCAGAAGGTCGATCACGGCGCCCAGGCCCTTGTAGACCGGATCATCGTGATCGACGCCGCAGCGCGCATCACCGAGCGCGGCGTCACATGTCGCCTGGAAGGTCCGCCCGACCGTCTGGCCCAGCACGTGCGCGAGGGAGCGGACCTCGGCGACGAAGGCCAGACGTCCACGCCGGATCTGGCCGATGGCGCCGCGCCGCATCAGCACGCGCTGGCTCGTGTCGGCCCAGTTCACGCGCCAGACCTCGACCTCGGCGTTGTCCCAGCGGCCGTCGAGGATATCGGTCTCGGTGATCCGGTCCGAGGTCAGCACGCCCTCGGCGTCCTGCGCGTCGACCGACAGGTCCGAACCGGAGCGAACCTCGGACGCAGTAAGGCCGCTTTCCGGCTCGAAGACCGTCCCTTCGAAGGTGAGCGTCCGGTCGTGGTCCGTGAAGCCGAAGGTGACGCCATCGGCGCGGCTGATCCGCCAGCACCAGGCGAGCGTGGTCGTCCCCTCTTCGAGATGGGTCTGCAGCGAGGGCGAGAGGGATTTCATCGGCAGGTCCCCGTCATGCGATCATCGAGATCGGCGATCCAGTCCGCCCACGCGGGCGGTACGTCGGCGACACTCGCCGCAGGTGGCCGTGCCAGCCGGGACTCGGCATAGGAAATGCAGCCTGCATTACCACCGGCCGTCGTTGCGGCGCAGCCGCTGAGCAGGATCGCCAGCGCCGCGGCCGTCGCGAACCGCATCGCGCCCGCGCTCAACGCGTCCAATCGTGTCTTCCAATGCATCGCGTTCCGCCTCCCGTTTGCCCGCGCGCTTCCCTTCCACACGACCCCAGATGCGGCCGAGGACGACGCCACCGACCACGCCCAGAGCGGCCACCACCCAGATCAGGAACTCAACCATCGCCGCGGAACCCGCGCTCGATCCGGTCGCGCAGACCGATCAGGCCGAGACCGAGGAACATCAGCCCTGCAGGCGAGGCATCGCCAGAGCCGGCCAGCAGCGCGACGAGCCGGGACAGTTCCCCGAGTGGCCCCTTGGCGGGCAGCGCGAGGGAGGCGATGCCCGTGAGCATGGCGAGAAGTCCCGCCCACCAGGTGAGCGAGTCAGGACGAAAGTAGCGCATGGGTTAGGCCCTCCGGATCAGGGTGGAGAAGAAGGTGGCCAGCCGGGCGAGCCAGCCTGTGGGCGCATCGGGCGTGGCTGGGTTGGCGGGCCTGGCTGGCCGCAGCAGTGCCAGCGCCTGTTCTTCGGTCAGGCGGCGGATCGGCCGCGAGAAGTCCACGCGGCCCGCGCGGTCCACGGACCAGACAGGGATCGTGCCGTTGGGATAGCGGCCATGGCGAAACAGGTCGCGCTCGATTTCCCGGCGCGGAATGATCGAGGCGGGCTTGCGCCAGTTCAGGAACGCGTCGGCGGCTGCGACGCGATTGCCGGCATTGAGATGCCGGGACAGCGCGGCGCGGGCGATGCCGCCGGTGTTGTAGTGGAACGAGACCAGCGCATCGAACTCGTGCAGTGCAAGCGGGACTGTCACCGCGGCCAGCACCTCGGCCTCGTAGCGCGCGAGGTCGGCCCGGAAGACCCGGAAAGCCTCGCGGATCCCGGCATCGAGATCGCCGGGCATGCCGCGGGCCATGGTCGCCGGATCGGGCGGCCCCGCGGCGGCCGTGTGGCCGATCCCGAAGGTCCAGGTGCCAGTGGAATCGCGGTAGGGCCCGGGCACGATACCCTCGTGCCGGGCAAGGGCCATGAGGCCCCGGTCTGTCATCTGCATGGGGTTACCTCATAAGCGAGAGGATCAGGATGAGCGCGGCGACCATCAGGCCGATACGCAGGCGGTGCGCGAAAGCGTCACGCGGGTCGTCGGCGCGACGCCGCAGGCCGCGCAGGACACGGACGAGCTCAGTCATCGTCGCCCTCCCGCGCCTGGCGCAGCCGCGCGAGCAGCATCTCGATCACGGCCGGGCCGAACACGCCGACGAGATAGGCGGCTGAACCGGCGGCGCCCCCGGCCGGGATCGCCTGCGGCGGCAGGCCGAGCCAGCTGGTGATGACGGCCATCGACAGGCTGCCCATCCCGGCGGCGATCAGCCCGCCGAGCAGGATGTGGCGCAGCGCATCGCGCAGGCGCATCTTCGTGGTCAGCGCGTTGGTCGCGCCGCCTAGCGCGCCCCAGGCGGCGAGGATCACCGCCGTCGAGGCCGCAAGGTCGCGCAGCACCGTTGCCACGAAGCCGGAATTGTCGTTCATCGCCGGATCTCCATTAGCGGGATGGAAGTGATGGAGCCGAGCCGCTCGATATCCAGCGTCACGTCGAGCGTGTCGGTGTCGAAGCGCACCGACACGTCGAACGCGAACCCGGCGGTGATGGCGGCGCCGGAGGCCGGGGCGGTGGTGAAGCTGACGATGCCGGTGGTGGTGTCGACGGACCAGCCGGTGGCCTGCTCAACACCGTCGATCGCAACCGTTACGGTTCCCGCCACCGGCTTGGTGATCGTCCGCACCCATGTCTGGCTGCCCGAGGTGTAACGCTTCACCAGTTGGAATGCCGTCGTCGTGCCATCCCCGGTGCCGATGACCTGATCGGTCGCAGATGGCGTCTGCGATGGTGCGCACGACTTGTAATCCGCCCAGTCCTTGAAGCGGAATCCGTAGAGCCGCCCGTTGCGAGCTTCGAAGAAGGCAACCACCGCCGCCAGATCGTCGGCGCGGCGGATGCCGTAGGCGACATCGTAGCGTCGGCGGCTGTTCGCCCAGCTCGCGTTGCGCTCCTCGTCGCCCGAGGCGAGTTCGACGATCTGCGTGCGCCGTTCCGGCCCGCCGCGAGCGCCGCGGCTGATGTTGTCGGGAAACCGCACCTCGTGAAACGCCATCGCCTAAAGTCCCCTGCGGCCCAGCGATACCGCCCGGGCAATGTCGGCCGCGACCTGTGTGCGGGATTGCCGGAAACTCTCGGCGTCACGGGTGTTGATGTTGATCGTGACGCCACCTGCAGCGCCAAAAGCTTGGGCCTCGCGGCGCGAGAGCACGCGCTCGCCCCGCTGCAGGATTGCGGGCACTTCGTCATGACGCAGGCCGGCCCAGCCTCCCGAATGCATCCGGGGCGCGCAAGCAAAGGCCATGGCCGGGACCATGCGCGACGGCGCTGGCCCGCCGACCACACCGCCCGCATGGAACACCCCCGCAAAGAGCCCACCCGCGCCGCCGAGGATGCCACCGAGGGCGCCTGCGAGCGGGCCAAGGATGAACCGCCTTGCCGCGAGCCGCGCCAGATCGGCAATGAGCGAGGTCACCAGATCGCGGAAATCCAGCTTGCCGGACTTCACGAACGCGGCCACGGCGTCCTCAGCGCTGCGAAACGCACCCACGAGCGCCTGGCCGATATCCGCACCGATGTCGCGGGCCTTGACGGCATAGTCGGCTAGTGTCGCGGTGACGGCCGCCCAGCCGGTGGCTGCCTGGTCCGCGCCGTCGGCATTGGCCGCCCCGGCCGCGCGTCCTGCCTGACCCGCTGTGTCCAGGGCGCCTGATACCCGATCCGCCGAGGCGGCGGCGGCGTCCAACGCATCCTCGCCCTCTTCTCCGCTTGCGCGCATCGCGGCCCGGAGCGCGTCGACGGCTTCGCGCACTCCGTCGAACGCGTGGGCGCGGGCCTCAGTGGCGCGGGCCCGCAATGCATCAGCCTGATGGCCTGCATTGCTGGCGGCGTGTTCGAGATAGGACGCGTAGCTCTGCGCCCCGAAGACGTCGATCCGGGCATCCGCCCCGATCCGCTCCGAGACCGCGTTGAAGGTCGGCCCGATCTGGCCGAGGAAGTCCGCCCACTTCTGCGACAGAAAGGCCATGAGGCGCAGCCAGATCGCCTCGATGTCGGCGCGCATGGCGCGGAAGTCATCGACGAAGGAGGTGACGGTAACCTTGATCCCGTCCCAGACCGCTTTCGCGACATTGCCCATGAGTTCCAGCGCCTCGCCGAAGCCGCCGGCGCCGCGCACGAGCCTGGTGAACTGGTAGATCAACTCGCCCGCGCCAACGATCAGTGCGCCGATGCCGGTGCGGATGAGCGCCCCGCGCAGGACCACGAGCGCAGTAGCGAGGCCACGCACGGACAAGGCAACAGCGGCAAGGCCGGCCACCCAGCGGCCCGCGAGGAAACCCGCGAAGGTCGCGGCATAGTTGGTCAGTCGGCCGATGTTCTCGAAGAGGCCGGTGATGGCCTGTCCGAGCGGTCCCGTGCGGCTCGCGACCGCCGCCATGGCATCGGCCACCGCTTCCAGCGCCGGTGCGGCGGCGACAGCCAACTGGTTCGAGAGCCCCCGCCAGACCAGCCCCAGCCGGGAGATCGCATCGTTCGTCCGCTCGATCTGGTCGGCGTCCTGCTCGGAGACCACGACCCCGAAGGCACGCACGTCCTCCGTCGCCTGGCGCAGCGTCGCGGTGTCGATCCGGCTCATGGCAATGGAGCCTTCCTCGCCAAAGAGCTGGCCCGAGACGGCCGCGCGCTCGGCGGCGGGCACGAAGTCCTCGATGGCCGCATTGATCGCGCCCACGCGCTCGTCGAGCGGCAGGGCCAGCAGGTCGGCGGCCGAAAGCCCGAGCCGTTCCAGCGCCTGCGCGGCAGGGCCGGTTCCCGCAGCTGCCTGGCTGAGACGGCGGGTCAGATCCTTCGTCGCCTGCTCGATGCCGGACATGGACACGCCCGCCAATTCGCCCGCGCGCTCGAGCGTCTGGATCGAGGCAACCGTGGTGCCGAGCGACTGCGCCAGCTTCGCCTGCGCATCGACCGTTTGCAGGCCCGAGCGCACCATGGCGACACCGGCAGCCGTGGCAGCGGCGACGGCGGCGGCAGCGGCGACCCGCACGCGTCGCGCAAAGCCCGCGAGCCGGGCGTTGGCCGCCTCCATCTCGCGGCTGAGGCGCCCGAAGCCTCGGGCACCGGCTTCGCCGACGCCTTCCAGTTCGGCGCGCACCTGCCGGCCGCCGACCGCGGCGAGGCGGACGCTAACCCTCTTCTCGACCATGCGCGTGTTCCATCTGTTCGTTGAGCTTGGTCACCATCACCGCTTCCATGACGGGCACGAGTTCGGCCATGGCGGCGGGCGGTATGCCGAGTGCATGCCCAAGCGCCAGAGCGGCGGAGAGGTCCCAGCCGATCACGGCACCAGGCAGCACGCGCAATTGACCGCCGAGCCGGCCGATAAGATCCCAGACCTGCCAGCCCTCATGGGTGAGCGGCCGGTTCAGCCGCGCCGGGCAGTCCGAGCAGGCTTGCTCGCAGCCCTCGCAGTATCGCTCGCCCCCGCCGAAGGACCATTCGGCGAGAGCGCGGAGGCGTTTTTTTCCTGCTCCAGCAGCAGACCCTTCGAGACATACGTCAACTGGAAGGCTTCGAAGATCGGCCAGATGTCGAGCAGGGCGTCGATGGACTCGGGGCTCGGGTCGATGGGATTGCCGTCGACATCACCCACGCCGTCCCAGACAAGCACCGCGCGGCGCGCCAGCGCCTTGGCGAAGGCGACCGCGCGTTCCTCGTCCGATGCGCCTTCGGGCACCGCCTCGACCTCCGGGTCGCTCCGGGTCGCCACCATCAGCGCGGTGGTCAGCGGGCGCAGTTGCACGCGGACGCCGGGCGCCAGCTCGAGCCAGCGCGGTTCGTTGGAAAGATCGAGGGTCAGCATGATCAGTAACTCGCAACTGCGTTCTTGAGAACGATTGTGCACATCTGCCCGGCCACGGAATCGTAGGCCGCCTGCCAGTCGAAGCTGGCCTGGATGCCCTGCGGGCCCTGAATTTCCACCCGGGGGCGCGGCAGGTAGACGGCGTGGGCGGTGATGGTCAGGCTCACATTCGCCGAGATCACCCACGAGAACTCGAGGCTGGCGGCCGTCCCGTTCAGCGCTTGGTCCATCAGGGTCGTGTCGGCAAAGCGCACGTCGATCTTGCCGGTGAGCGCGGCAATGGAGGGGTCCGCGCCGTCGATGCGGCCATCGTTGCGGATGGTCTCGATGCGCTCGACATTGTTTGCATAGGTCAGATCGGCCGAGACGATGTTGCCGAGTGCCGTGCCATTGCGCTTGATCGCCCCGTTGAAGTGCCCGAACCGCTGCAGGGCGTAGGCCGTGGGCGTGCCCGCCGCCGTGGCCGTGGCGACATTTTCACCCTGCGCCACCAGCTTGATATCGGCGGTCAGCAGGCCAGAGCGCTGCATGGCAATCCTCAACTGGTCCAGCACGCAGCCGGTATACATGGCAAAGCGCGGGATCTCCGGCATGGCCACCTCGATGGCCATGCTGGGCAGCGCCCACGAGCCGGACTTGAAGGTGTGGGTCTTGTTCGTGGTGCCGGTCGTCGTTGGCGTTCCGAAGGCCGCCTTCAGCCAGAAGCCGAAGGCCTCGGCATCGAGCGGCACGGTGATGTCGCCATCGGCCGTCACCGCGTCCTTGATCGGGGCCAGCGGATCGCGGCCGTAGCCGAGAAGCTCCGAGGCCAAGAGCGGCTGCTCGGCCCCGAGCGAGGCGCTGGCAAAGGGCATCTGCATGAAGCCCGAGGCCGGCGCGGTGCCATAAGTCGTCTCGAACGCGGCCGCGAGCTGCGACCGCGCCCCCTGGGCGCGTGCCATGGTGTTCTCCTTGAGTTGGGATCAGGCCAGCGGATCGGCCGTGGTGTAGTGAAGGATCACCGGGATGACGGCCGCCTTCAGACTCGCCGCGCCCTCGACCGGCAGATCCACGGGCTGCGGCGCTTCCGCCTCGCCCCAGTCGCAGAGCCCGCCCAGCGTCCGGTCGGCGGAGAGCGCCGCGCCGATGCTTGCGACGAGCGTGTCGAAGGCGGCGTCACGGTCGGTGCCCTGCACAACGGCCTCGATCTCGGCGCGGTGCTGGTAGTGGTAGGCGAGCGGCGAGAGCGTCACCTCCGGCTCCCCCGGCTCGCCGTCGCGAAGGATCAATAGCCCGTCGGCCGGTACGCGCTCGGGCAGCACCTCGCCGCGCAGGGCCGTGGCGGGCAGCGCCGAGAGCCGCGCGTGCAGCGCGGCGAGGATGGTTTCGCGAGGGGTGGGCATTTCTCATCGGGTCTTGAACTATCTAGAACCTCTCCTACCTTAAGATGTTGGCGATTTTTCAGGAGGGTCCGATGGGACTGTTTAGCAAGAAGTCTAGCGGTGGCGGCTACGAGAAATCCGGCTCCAAGGGCAAGCCTGGGCGGGGCTATGGCAAGGGGAAGGCGTATTCCAACCCAGACAAGTATAAGCCCCGCACTGAGGCTCAGGCCCGCCGCGAGGAGCGCAAGGTCGACCGCTTCTGGAAGTGAGTCCGACCTATCGCTAGCGTAGCAAGTAAGGTGCCACGACGATTCGGGGTGCCAATACACCAAGATTGCAAAAACGCATACACGACTGAGGGAGACAGATGCAGGGGCGGATCAAAGCGTACGTTCACGAAAAGGGGTTCGGCTTCATCAAGGTCGACGGGCAGTCCAATGATGTTTTTTTCCATATTTCAAGTGTTAAGGACACGTCCGTTCGTTGCGTCATTGACGAGCTTGTGGAGTTCGACGCGAGCGAAAGCAAGCGCAAGCCAGGCACGCTGGAAGCTTCAAACGTCAGGCTGGCGGCAGGCTATGAACACGCTGCATTCCGACCCACGGGACATCCGTCTTCGTACTTGCTCCAATGGGGGTTCACACAGCTTGACGACGTCGATCCTCGTGGGAACAAATGCCGCGGCGTCTTGCACGATCTAGCTAAAATCGCACTCGACGAGGATTGGGCCTACGGAGACACACATAATCCGCGAACCCCGTTTCCGATACTGCGAAATTACCTGATCAATACCTTCTACAAGCAGTACCGCGACGGACGAGTTGCCGAGGTCGCACACGGCGGAAAGAGTTGGGCAGCGTTCAACACTGGCCTAGTCGACGACCGATATGACCCGATCTTTGCTCTCTACGAGCAGAATGATCGCCCTCCGCGCCCATGGAAGTTCCATTCATTCTGTCGGCCGAACATCGGGCGCGACGGTCAGATATTGGCCCGTAACTTCAATCCCTTGCCCGCTGCCCCAAAGTACTTCGAGAAAGCAGAGGACGTCATTTTTGATCCGGATACCCCGATCCAGCCTCGCTACGATCACATCGTTTATGACAGTATCGAAAAGGGTCGGTATCCTGCCGAATTCTTGAAGAAGCATGTGCCCAATGGTCTAGAATGGACGGATCCGGCAAGTCTGGAAAAGCCGGATCGAGAGGCGTTTCTCCGCAGCTTTCGGGTGGCCCTTGAAGCCGACGCACGGACTGATCGCGACATTCGAAATCGGATCGACGATGCGATAGCTCTCGCTGTTAAACGAGCCCGATGGAACTTCAAAACCGCGATACCCCTCTATTACCCGAAGGCGAACGCGATAAGTCTTCTATTGCCAATCGCACTTGTTGATGACGACAAAGTTGACCTTGCACTTGTGGCAACCCGGACTGCCGCAGGCGGATACAGTGGCGAGACGGTCTATAAGCTTAAGTGGGCGTACGATCACGCCCGACTTGTATGCAGACCGGACAGCGACTGGCTGACTCCCAGCGCCGGCGACGGAGTTGAAGAGGATGATGAGCAGGTAGAAGAAGCCGCTGCGGAAGCCGCCGTTGAAGACTCGATTGCGGAAGAATACACCACTTCGGGTGAAGCTGAGATGGCAATGCATCGGGACGAAGGCCCATGGAGAAAGCCGTCAACCGATCCGGAGACGACGCGAAAGGAAAGCCTATTCAGCGGTCTCTTCGGTCGCCGTTAGCGAGTATGTAAGAGAACCTCACACCTGCCCCTCCATCCAGTTCGCCACGATCAGCCCCGGCACGCTGTCGCGCGCCCGCCCGGCATCACGGTTGAGGTCGAGCCGCTTCGGCAGCTTAACCTGCGGCACCAGCAGGAAGATCGGCACGGTGGCGCGGCCCCGGCCAGTCTTGGAGCGGGAGACGACACCGAGGCCCTTGGTGTTCAGCCGCCCGTCGGCCACCAGCAGGCTCGGCCCGCGCCGGCGATAGACGAAGCGCAGGCGCAGGCCTCGGCGGCGTTCCCATTCGCCCGGTGTCAGCTTTGCCCCACGCCGCCCCTTGCCGGCGGCGGGCAGCGGGATCGCCAGCCAGAAGCCGTCTTTCGAGCGGATCAGCGGGCCGGTGTCGTGGGCGCCGACGATGACCGGGGCCTTGGACCAGACCAGCGCGGCAGCGTTCAGGCTCTCGCCAGCCTTCGGGTAGGTCTGGTTCCGGATGGAGTTCGCGAGCCGCCGGCCGAGCCCCGCGCCGGTGATCTGGCCGCGCCAGGCGGTCTTGAGTCCGGTGCCGGCCTCGCGCATGGCGGCGGTGACGGCCTTCTCGCCCGCCTTCACCTCGGCGGCCATCGCGGCGACGAGGTCGGGGGTGACGTCCAGTTTCAGCTTCATGCTGGCCGCAGGTCCACGGTCCAGACGAGCCGCTCGCGGTCGCGGACCGGCTCGCCTTGAATGAGGAAGGCCTCGCCGTCGATCTCGATCCGGTCGCCGGGACGCGGGGTCGGAACTTCAGCAACGCGCAGGTCCACTCTTGTCGTTTCCGACCAGAGGCGCGCCTGGCCGAAGTCGGTGATGGCATCCGCCTGCCGGGAGACGACACGCACCAGAGCGGGCGCGCCCCCAGCGGAGGTGTAGATCGCCTCGCGCCCGATGTTGGGGTCATTGAACAGGGCATCCACGACGGCGGAGAACGCCGTCATCAGAAGCTCGCGTTCAGGCGCACCCGGCCGATCACGTCGCCCGCGCCGCCCGCGACGGCTTCGGTGGCGACGCCGATCAGGGTATTCGCCGTGGTGGTCTTGGTCGCCTCCTTGTTGGTGTTGTCCCAATAGACCTTGTCACCGGCCGACCAGGCCTGGGACGCGACCTTCTTCAGATCGAAGACACCGACAAGCGCGACCTCGAGGGTCTCGCCATTGACGGCGTCCCCGGCGGCCACGCCGAAGATGGAGCCGACAAGCAGGCCGTCGCCGGAGGTCACCGCATAGGGCGCGGTGAGCGTGATGGTGTTACCGGGCTGGACGTAGTTTTTCATGAGCGGGATCCTTTGCAAAAGGAAACGGGCGGCCCGATTGGACCGCCCGTCAGGGTTCAGATGTCAGGGATGGCCGGGTTTATGCCCCCGGATTCTTGTAAAGGCCGCGCCAGTCGATCGCCTTGGCGCCGAAATCAAGGCGGCACTTGATCTCGACGCCGTCGACGTCGAAGCCGTTGCGCGTCTCGATATAGGCGCCCTGCTGGCCCTCGAGATAGGCGTATTCGATGGTGTCGATCTGGTTCGGGCTGGCGGCCAAATACCAGGCGGTCTCGCTGGCGGCGTCGAGCCGCGGCTCGCTGATCGGCGTGAGCGTGCGGATCGATTGCGGCACGACGCTGGCGCTTGCGGCGGGCACGAGGTTCTGGGCGACCAGCTGCTCGGCCTTCAGCTCCAACGCCGCCGGCACGATCAGGTAGGCGGGGCGGACATTCAGCACCGTCTTCTTGTCGAGCCCGGTCTGCTTCGCCATCGCCGCGCGGGCCGCGCCGACGCTGGTCACGTCCAGCGCCGCGCCCGTGCCGGCGAGGTTCTTGTGGGTGGCGTGGAACAGCGCGTTGCCATCGGCCATGGCCGGGTTGGCGGTGATGATGCCCCAGACCACGTCCGACTCCAACTGCGCGATGGAATTGCCATACATCGCCGGGATCCGGGTGAAAGCGTCGAGATCGTCGTTGATCAGCGTCTGGCGGGTGATGGCAACCACCCGGCCATAGGTCTTGACCTTGTAGCTTTCCTTGCTCTCGCCCAGCGTGCCGCGCTTGAACTCGCCGCTTTCACTCACCTCGAGCAGCTGCGGCGCTTCGCCGAGTTGCACCCGGTGCATCGCCTTGAAGTCGGTGGCGAGCACCTGGCGGCAGAACAGCATGAAGGTGCGGGGATAGGCCTCATAGGCCTGCCGGAGCGTCTTGTTGGTGACGGCCGACAGGATCTCGGGGAAGTCCGAGGTCGAGTGCAGCGCCCGCGTCGCCACCTCGTCCCGCGACAGGCCGCGCGTGTTCACCCCCGCATTGCCGAGGCTCTCGCGTGCCAATTCCAGGAGCGTCATGCCGCGATATTGCCGCGCGGCATCTTCCAGTTCGAAGAGCGTCGGGCTGTAGCGGTGCAGCAGCGCGTTGACCACGGCCTCGCGCCGGGTGATCGCCTCGTCGCGTCCACCGAGCGGGATCGAGACCTGGCTGAAGGTGCGGGTTTCTTCGGATTTGGCGGCCACCTGGTCGAGGATCAGCCGGCGCGCCTCGTCGATATCGGTACCGCGTTTCACCAGATCCTCGGCAAAGCTGCGCTCGAGGTTCAGGCGGCCGGCGAGATCGTAGATCGTGGAGACGCGGTCGCGTTCCGCTTCCCGGGCGCGGGTGGCGGCTGCTTCGGCGTCAGGCGCCGGAGAGACCTCAGGCTTTTGCTGGCTCGGTTGCGCTCGGGTCTCGCTGACGGGCGCGTGCGGTTCCGTCGCGGGGGTCTTCGACGCGGGCATGGCAGTGTCCTCGGTCGCGACCGGTTCGGTCGGTTGGGTGATGGTGCGGAGTGCGGCGTCGGTGGCCGGGGTGTCGGTCTTGTCGCTCATCGGGATGGCTCCTGTGGTGGTGGGTTGCACGTCCCGGCGATGAAGGACGCAATCGTGAAGTTGGGATCCGGCGCGGAAGCCGGCGGCGGGGTCGGCGCCCACGGGCACGGCGGAGATCTCGAACGGGGTCCAGTCCACCGCCCGCCAGAGCTCCCGCTGGCCGTCCGGCTTCGAGATCTCGAAGCGGTGGATCTGGTAGCCGATGGAGACGGCGCGGATGTGCCCGGCCTCGATGTCGCGCCAGATGTCGCCCACGGCGTCGCGCTCCGAGAGCCGGATGCGGGCGATGCCCAGTCCGTTCTCGATCCGTGCCGAGCCCGGCACCACCGAGCCGATCACCGCGTCGAGATCGTGCGCCTTGTGCACCTTCAGGAACGGCGCGCCCGCGTTCAGCCGCTCGAGCCGCACATGCTCGGGCGCCATGCTGAGCTCCTCGTCATGCGGCTCGCCGAAGAGCGCGGCACGCCGCACCCGGGCGCCGGTCGACCAGATCACCTCGATGCTGCGCGTCTCCGGGTCGATGCTGGCAGGCCGCAGCTCCGCCGACCGGCGGAACGCCGGCAGTTCGATCGTCTGCTCCATGTTGATCAATCCTTTTCGTTTGGCCCGCGCCCGCGCCGAGTCAGTGGGGCGGATTCAGAAGCAAAGCTGCTTTTTCCGATCTTTCCCCTGAAGTAGACTGAAGCTGAAAGCACCTGCTCATGCCGGAAGGACCGAAATCCCATGCCCTCTAGCCTCGAAGCCGTACTCGCTGAATTGCCCGCTTCAGTCGCACAGCTGTTTCGCGAACTTCACGATCATCCAGATTTCACCTGTGCCGCCTTGAAGATTCAGCTGACGGTTCATTTCCGCGGGCAAAAGGTCGGCGGGTTGAATCGCCACACCAGCGAGTGGTATTTCTCAAAGATCTTCGTCGCTGATCACGGTGGCGAAACGATCCCTGAGAAACATGGATTCACCAAAATCCTGAAGAAACCGGACCACACATATTGGGGCCGGAGCGGCGCGGGTGCCTGCGAAGCTTTTCGATCCGCACTAAGCGAAATGACAGGTGTTTCACTTTAGCCAGTATTCTGATCGTTCACGGGGTCACTGGCTTGCGCGCTGCCGGTCTTGGTGACACGGCGCGGATCGCTGTCGAGCACGAGGCCCAGCTCGTCGAGCTTGGCGTTCGTGGCCGCGATCTCGGCCAGCACCGCGTCGGGGTTGCGGCCCTGCCGGGCGATGGCCTCGGCGAGCGTCATGGTGCCGGAGCGGATCGACAAGAGGTTCGCCATCGCGTCCTTCTGCGGGTCGACCGCCTCGAACTTCGGCGGCGACCATTCCACGGGCACGTCCGGCGTGGGGATGCGGCCCGCCGCCCACGCGGCCTCGGTGAACCAGCGCCACACGGGTGCGCAGAACATCGGAATGAAAAGCTGCCACTGCACAGCGTCGATCATCCGGCGGAACTCCACGAGCCCCGCCCGGATCGAGGAATAGTTGACCTGGCTCAAGTCCCCGGTCAGCAATTCGTAGGGCACCCGGAACCCGGCCGAGATCGTGTGCAGGCTCGCCCTCTTGTATTCGCCGTAGCCGCCGGTGGCGGCGGGCTGGTTGAAGCGGATGTCCTTGCCGCCGCGGGCATAGGCGATCAGCCCCGGCTCGAACTGCTCCACCCGGTTGCCGTCGGCGTCGACCACCGCGGGCGCGATGCCCTGCTGTGCCTCGTCATCGCCAAAGACGATGGCAGTGACGCAGGCCTCGGTTTTCTTGCGCACGATCTCTGCCACCTCGTAGTCGTCGAGATCGCGCAAGGTCCGGATCACCGGCGCGCCCCAGGGCACGCCACGCGCCTGCGTGCGCTGCTTCTCGTAGACATGGGCAATGTCGGTCGCAGGCACCGGGCGGCTCTGCAACCCGTTCTGCAGTGCCCCCCAAGCATCGCCGGGATGCTCGGCATGCAGCCAATAGGCCCGGCGCTTTCCGACCGGGTCGAACTCGATGCCCTGCACGAGGCGGCCATTGCCGATCGCCCCGGATTTCGTGGCGTCGAGGAAGTCGGCCTCAAGCACCTGCAATTGCAGCGGCACCGGTAGACCGTCACTTGCGCGGCGCAGACGTCGGCGCACCAGGACCTCGCCCGCCTCAACCATCTCGCGACAGATCAGGGTTTGAAGCCCATAGAAATCGAGCTGGCCGTCGGCATCGGCGGCGTCCGACCACCGCGCAAAGAGTGCATCTACCTTTCGATCCAGTTTGTTATTGCCGCTGGCGGCGCGCGGCATGATGCCCGCGCCGACGATGTTGTTTACCAGCACTGCCACGGCCTTGGCCGCATGCGGATTGTTTCGCACCAGATCGCGCATCCGATCCCGCAAGAGCGCCCCGGCAACGCCCACCTCGGTATCGGAGGAAGTGCCTGGGGCCCGCCACCCATCGGTTCGCCGCCCTTTGGCCGCGCCATCATATCCCCGCGTAAGGGTTTCGAAGGCCTGCCTGGCAAGGACTCGACGGGCCGCCGTGCGCGGTGCCACCGTGGCAATCGCGTGGTCAAACCAGTTCGCCGACATCAGCGATCCCCGCGCGAGAAGCCCGCGCGCCCGGCGATTGGCAACGGTTGCGCGGTGCCCGCGATAGCGCGCTCAATAGTCCGGATGCGGGCGAGCAGGTCTTCCGCCGAGCCGTAATCCACCGACTTGCCGTCATAGCTGACCCGGGTCGTGCCGCTGGCATAGGCACGGCGCAGCGCCGAAAGCTCGGCTTCCGTCCAGTTCGTCATCAAAACCATCCTCCACGCCGCCCGAGCCAGTCGGAGCGGCGCTTGCTCTGCGGGGCCTGTCCCTGCCTGTTGATCTGCCCTGCGGGATCCGCGGAGGCGTCGGCAACACCGAGTTGATCCTCGAGGTCGCGCCATTTTTCGTCCGTCCAACGATCCGCGCCCGCGATCCAGGCGGCGGCGCGGGCATAGACCCGGCAGTCCAGCGCCTCGTTCCGCTCTCGCAGCTTCTGCCATTCCAGCCGCGCAAAGCCGCGCTTCGTGCGCACCGTCACCAGTTGTTCGGCCACAAACTGCTTCAGCCATTCGTTCTCGACCCAATGCGGCAGGTGGACTGTGCCGGGGGCAAAGGCCGCACCGCCCACCATGTCCTCCTCGGTCGGCCGTTCGAGCCTCAGGAAGCGATAGGTCTCGGCCTTGAAGGTCGACACCGCCACGGTCCAGAGCCGTGCGCCCCGGCGCAGACGTTTGCCGCCCTCGGTTGCATCCACATAGGTGGGGCCCGACACCGGGCTCGCCCGGTTGAACCCCTCCACGCCCTTTACTGGCGAGACCTGCGCAAAACCTTGAGCCCGCGACCAGCCATAGACCGCTGGGGCCTCATAGCCCGTGTCGATGGCGAGCCGCGCGATCTTCAGATGTGCGCCGCGCTCATGCGGCCACGTTCGACCCAGCAGTTCCGTGAGTTCGCCCCAAGCTTCATGCCGGTCGGGCCCGCCTTCGATGACGATGTGATCGACCAGCCAGCTTTCCAGCCCTCGGCCCCAAGCCCAGACATCGACCTCGATGCGGTCCTTTTGGACATCGGCCCCGGCGGTCAGGAACAACCCGCCCGCCGGGACAATGCCCGGTTTCCAGCGTTCGCGCTGGTCGTAGAGCCGCTGCCAGTCCGGCGCTTCGCCCGTTTCAACCCATGTCTCGCCAAGGATTGTGTTGCGAAACGCCTTGATCGCCTCGTCCGATCCTTGAGCCGCGTCCCACGCCCGCACGATCCGCTCCCAGCTCAGCCAGCCGATCGGCGAATAGAGCGCCGAGAGGTGGTATCCCACAGTGTTCGGATCTGCCGCCGTAGCGGTTGCCCGCCATTCGCCAGCTTCCAGCATGGCCGTCTTGTGATGTTCCGCGATGGGCGTCTCGCAGCTCTCGCAGTGATATTCCGCCGTCTCCGGCTGTCCTTTTTCCCAGCGAAGCCGTTCGAACTTCAGCCACTGCATCGCGCCACAATGCGGACAGGGCACGAAGAACCGGCGTTGGTCACTGGCCTCGTAGTCCCGTTCGATCCGGCTCATCCCCCGAATGGTCGGCGTCGAGACCAGGAACACCTTGCGCCTGTGGGCAAAGGTCAGCGACCGCGCCTCAGCCAGCGTGACCGGATCGCCTTCCTCGTCGGCCGAGGCCGGATAGGCGTCAACCTCATCCAGAAAGATGTAGCGCGCCGGAGTCGAGCGGAGACCTACCGCCGAATTCGCCCCGGTCATGATCAGGATGCCGCCTGCGAATTCCTTCGACAGCATGGTGTTGCCGGCGTCGCGAGACCGGGCCGGTTTGACCCGCTCGCGCAGGACCGGGCTTTCGTCGATCAACGGATCGATCCGCTGCCGCGAGTTCCGTTTCGCCAGTTCCACCGTTGGCTGGACCGCAAGCATTGGCCCTGGCGCCTGGTGGATTGCAAAGCCGATCCAGTTGTTCCCGGCTTCCGTCGCACCGACCTGTGCCGCCTTCATGAACACGATCCGCTGCGTTGGATCGCCGGGCGACAGCCGATCCATGATCTCGCCCATGTAGGGCGTGCGCGCGGTGCGATACCGCCCCGGTTCGGCCGAGGCACGCCCCGAGAGCATCCGGTGCCGGTCCGCCCATTGCGAGACCGTCAGGTCCGGGTCCGGCGTGAGGCCTTCACTCCAGGCGCGCAGGATCTCGGCCGCGCCATCAAAGTCGTCCTCACCGGAGATCGGGTTTGACCTCGGCGAGATCGTCGAGCTGGGCACGGACATGTTTCTCCAGGACCTTTTGCATCGCGGCAGGCTCAACGCCCAGATCGGCCGCCATCAGCGCCGCTGCCCGAGCGGGCCAATTGACCCAGACATCGCGTTCCTGCCGCGCCAGCCGAAACACCAGCGACAGGGCTCGGGCCCGATCGATCAATTCGCCTTTCAGTTTTTGCAGCCGGAGGCGGCGCTCTTGCGCCTTCAGAACCTCGTTGGCCGTCTTGGCCTGCAGGAACGTCGTGCCGCTGCCCACAGGTGGGGCGGACATCCCTTGTTCGCGGAGCGTTTCGCCCACGGCCGAAACCGCGGCCTCAGAGACGGGTTTGAGCTTCGGCTTCGGTGCTTTGCGGGTTTTCGACGGATCGGTCGCCTGCGCGCGCAATGCGTCACTGGCCTCCGCATCGATGCTGCCATCGGCATGCAACACCAGCCGTCCCGTGGCCTTGGCCTTCTGGATCGCCCCGCGTGAGAGGCCGACGCGGGCGGCGTATTGGCGCTCGCTCAGACCCTCCATGGCGCGCTCCGGTTGTCATTAAAAATCATGTGCTTATGTGGTTGATAAGCCTCCCCACCAGAGCGAACGTGGTCTCACGAAAACGATGCAACTCACCTCGGAGCCGCCACGATGACCCGCCTGAACCCGATCACCACCCCGCGCTTTGAGGCCCGCGTCGAGAAGGCCCGGCGCAACCGCGAGGCAGCCCTGAGCGCCTTCATCGGCAAGAAGGCGGAGATCGACGAGATGCTGGCCCGACTGCAGGCGCTCAGCGGTGACCACTTCAACACCCACCCCGACGAAGTGAACTGGGGCCACGTCGGCACCCTCGAACACTACGCTAGCCTCCTGAAGCGCATCACCGACAGCGCCTTCGGCGAGGGCGAACACGCCGAGTGATCTCGGGCCCAGCCGGAACTCCCGCCGCGCGCCCTGCGCGGTGAGCCCGAACCGTGGCCCCAGTGGGGCCGCGCAAGTCGGGCGAACGGGTCGCAGAAGGCGCCGCATGTTGCGGGCCTCGAACACGGAGACGATCCCATGACCAAGCTTTCCGACGCGCAAGCGATCATCCTCAGCGCCGCCGCGCAGCGCGAGGACCGCAATGTTCTGCCGCTGCCCGGCTCGCTCCGCGGCGGCGCCGCCGCCAAGGTGGTCGGCGCGCTCCTCTCCCGCGGGCTGATCGCCGAGACCACGACCGACAGCCAGACCAAGGCCGACGCCGCGCTCAACCGGATCTGGCGCAACGACGAGGACGGCCACGCCATCCTCCTGCACATCACGGACGCGGGCCTCGCCGCCATCGGCGTCGAGCCGGTGAGCGGCGACAGAGCGCCCATGGGCGCCGACGAAGCGCCGAGTGCGGAGCCCCCGAAGGACGCTCCAGCCGAGGCCGACCCCGCACCCAAGGCGCGCACACCGAGCACGGGCACGAAACAGGCCAAGCTGATCGAGATGCTTCGCGCCGAGGGCGGCGCCACCATCGACGAGATCGTCGCCGTAACGGGGTGGCAAGCTCACACCGTGAGAGGAGCCATGTCCGGCGCGCTCAAGAAGAAACTGGGCCTGACGATCACATCCGAGAAGGTCGAGGGACGCGGCCGGGTCTACAGCCTGCCCCGCGTCTGACGCCGCACGCGACTTCGGTCTAGATTATGCCGCCCCGACAGGGGCGGCGGAGACCACTCGGTCTTCTCAGAAAGGCATCTCATCATCATATTCTGACGGCTTCGAATCCCCTACGGAATTTCTATCTGAGCTAGGCGCTATGTACGGCTGGCCATCTGTAAAAAACACGTCGTAACCATAATAAGTGGGGCGACGAATATGCGGGCGCGTGTTCTGGCGATCCCACTCGTTCAGCTCCTGATAGGAGTCGAAATGTGGCCCCCGAACATATCCCTTCGCTTTCATCGACGCCATCCAAGCGTCGTCCTCGTCCCACTGCGAGGCAGCCTCATATTCCTCGTCGCTGGGCTTACCCCACCAGCTTACCTTATCTTTCCAGTTTGATCTGTTGTACGATTCCGCGTAGCCATCGATTATTTCAGCAGCGTCAGCGCCGGCCCCAAATACATCCTCGAAGTCACCCATCGCTAAACCTGCGACCTACAAATCCAGTTTCGGATCGACACGACATTCGTTACTTCTCGATCAGCCGGCCATCTGAAGTCATCCACATTCCGTCACTGAGATAGGTATCTTCGCCAGAGTCGTCGATTGCGAACTCGTTGTAGATCGCCATCATCTCGCGAAGGGCCAAGACCGAAATGTCCTCAAAACCAATTCGATTAAGAATGGTCGAGGCGAGGTGGAGGAGATCCTCTGAGTCTGGATATACAGAAGTTTCAATATAGGGTCGATTAGCGTGGTCCCGCTTCGTCACAAAGTCCATTTCACGATCTGAAAGCACCTGTGCGGTTGCACTGATCAATGCCCCCTGGTCTTCATAGGCACGATAATCTCCAGTGTCCTCCGAGGCGGTTGCCGTCATAAGCCGAACGCCATTGGCATCAGAAATCAGTCGGTAGAAAACGTAGGGCTCGGAGCAGATCCGATATTCTTCTTGCCGCAACGAGAGTTTGGTAGACCTCTGGATAATCGCCATGATTCCGATCCGCGCACTTTTCGCTAACCTACACCTTACCGGCGCTCGGACAATAGCCATCCAACAAGGGCAAGGCGGACCTTTGGCTCACTCCTTTCGGTGCACCCGGATCGCCTCGAAAAGCCGGCGTAGGGCAAAAGAGCGCGCCATGCTCACGACCGTGAACACCGCGCCCATCTTCAGGTTTTGCTCGAGCGTCGTGTGCAGTCCGAAGACCGGGAAGATCAGGATCTGCGTCACGACCGCGACGCCGTAGCCGACCGACACGTTGGCGACGGCCTCGACCAGCGACATGGCCTGGCTCTGTTTCATGCGGCTGCATCCTCGTCCTTCGAAGCCGGGGTGTTGTCCAGCCGCTCGGCCTTCACCTCAGCGAAGGTCCGACCGTCGCCATCGAGGATCGCCTCGCGGCCGGTCTCGGCCTGCCAGCGCTCCACGGCGACATCTACGTAAGCCGTGCTGATCTCCATGGCGTAGACGCGGCGGCCGTTGGCCTCGCCTGCCATGATCTGCGAACCCGAGCCCGAGAACGGCTCGTAGCAAAGCCCGCCGCGGGAGACGTGCTGGCGCATCGGGATGCCGAAGGCGTCGAGCGGCTTCGGCGTCGGATGGTCGGGCCGCTCGTCCTTCGCGAAGGACGGCATCTCCCAGGTGGACGGCAACGTTTCCTCGGCCACCTTCGGCGGGCGGTTCGGGCGACGCCAACCCATGAAGCAGGGCTCGTGCTTCCAGAGGTAGTGCGACCGGGTCAGGACACCGCGGTCCTTCACCCAGATGATCTGCTGATGGACGAAGGCGCCGGCCTTTTCCCAGCAGGCTTCCAGCATCGCCTGGCGGCGGGAGGCGTGCCAGCAGTACCAGGCGGCATCCTCGGTGATGGCCTCGGAGACGGCGGCGGCGATGAACCCGTCGTAGAGCTCCGCACCCTGAGAACTGTCGTCCCAGGTCGTGCCATAGGACGCAGACCAATCCTTGTTCCGGGTCGGGTGGTTCGAGCCGTCGTAATCGACGAGGTACGGCGGATCGGTCGCGAACAGAACCGCCCGCTCGCCGTTCATCAGGCGGCGGACATCGTTGTGCGAGGTCGAGTCGCCACAGAGCAGCCGGTGATCGCCGAGAATCCAGAGATCGCCCGTCCGCGAGGCGGGATTGCGCGGCGGTTCGGGGATGGTCACCGGAGGCATCGAGCCCCCTGCGCCACCTTCTTCTTCACCGCACCCGTCCGGATCGAAAGCCAGGAGCTTGTCCAACTCGCCATCGGAGAAGCCGACCAGCGACAGGTCGTAGTCCTCGGCCAGAAGGTCATTCAGTTCGGCCGACAGCAGCGCCTCGTCCCAGGTGCCGAGTTCCGTGAGCTTGTTGTCCGCGATCCGGTAGGCCCGCCGCTGCGCCTCGCTCAGGTGGCCGAGCACGATCACCGGTGCCTCGGTCAGCCCGAGCTGCGTCGCAGCCAGCACGCGGCCGTGGCCGGCGATCAGCTCCCCGTCCTCGCCCACAAGACACGGCACGGTCCAGCCGAACTCGGCCATGCTGGCGGCGATCTTCGCGACCTGGTCCGCGCCGTGCGCCTTCGCGTTCTTCGCATAAGGCTGGAGCTTGGCCAGCGGCCAGGTCTCGATCCGCTCAGGGGCGAAGCTCAGCGTCATGGGCGATGTTCCGTGAGTGGTGGTGGATCCCGGCCGGTGTCCGGACTCCGGATGCCGCGCTGGACTCCTCGCGGGGTCCAGCGGCATCCGGGGGTATCCGGCCGGAAGGCCAGTGTTTATTGGGGTTTGCGCGGGGTGCGGGTGGATCCGGATTCCGGGTGGCTTCCCAAAAATCCGGTCCTGTCGCTGGCGAAATTCCGCGCCAAGCCCGCCAGCATAGGATTTCGGCCCGGAAGGAACCAAGTTTGCAAAGGGTTGGCGGGTTGGATCCCAGCTGGACCCTTCGGTGGACTCTCGGAAGCCAGCGGCTCAGGCCGTCCCGCGCGCGCCTCTCCCGAGGATACCTGATTTCTACCCCGGAAGAGCCGTTTTTGTCTCATCGAAAACTGTCTGCCAGACAATTTTCCATCCGCTACGCGCCGCGTGCGAGGCGGATCAGCTTGCGCTTGGAAAGCTGTCGGTTGACCGGTTGCCGGTTCAACGTCAGCGCGATGACCGAGAGCCCGTAGGCCCAATGCTGATGTGCCGCCGCCCTTTGCAGGCCCACGGCGTAGCAGATCTCCTTCCAGCGTTCGCCATGCGCTTTCATCCAGACGATCTTGCCGTCGATGGGATCCAGGCAGCCGGTCCAGGTCAGCGTCTCCTCCATCCGGCTGATCGCTTGCGGCGAAGGCAGCACGCGCATCTGCTTCGGCTCCTGGCACACCTTGTCGGCAAAGCTGTGGACGATCTCGGGCCAGGTCGAGAAATAGCCACGCCTGCGCGGGTCCGGGAGTCTGCGCAGGATCAGGGCCGCTTCCGCGAGCCGTTCCTCCACGAGGGCGGGTGTCCAATGGGTCATCGTTTGTCCTCCGTCTTGTCGGGACGCGCGCCGTAAAGACGCTCGCCGAGTTGCCGCACCAGTTCACGCTCAGGCCAAGTAAGCCGTTGGTCGTCAAGGGAAACTGCCAGCAGGCCTTGCTCCCGCCAGCCGTCACGTTTGACCTCATCGGGATCGCGTCGCCGTCCGCCATAGCCCGGCGGTGTGAAGCGCATCGCCTTCATGCCAGCCCTCCATTGGTTTCGATCGCCCAAAGCAGGATCGCGATGGCGTCAGCCTCGTTGTCGTCAGCCGGGCTGAAGCCGCGGACCCGGGCGGCCGCGATCATGGCGTCCTTGTTGGCGTTGCCCTTGCCGGTCGCGAAGCGCTTGATCGTGCCGACTGGGACGCCCTCGTAGGGAACGCCGCGCAGTTCGGCCCAGGAGGTCAGCGTCGCCATCAGCCCGCCGTAGACATGCGCAGCGTCCGTGCCGGCGTGGCGGCGGACCTCCTCGAACCAGATTGCCGCAATCGGCCCGGAGAGCCGATCCAGTTCGGCCAGCCAGTTGGTGAAGCGCAGGTAGCGCATGCCGCCGCCATCGAAGCGACCTGGACGGAAGGACACGGAGCCGGAGGTGATCAGCCCGTCGGCTCCATGCAGTGCCCATCCTGTGGTGGTACCGAGATCGAGCGCGAGCAAGGTGCGATCGGCGCGGTGCGCGACAGGCAGATCGGGGATTGCCTCGCGAGCGGAGGTGGCGAGAGTCAGGTCAGCCATGGGTGGTCTCCTTTTCTGGTTGGCTGCTCGGGTGGAAGACGACGGCGGCCTGGTGCTTGGCGGTACGGGGCCGCCGTCGTCGGATCGGGTTGTACAGGGAGCGTCGGAGCCCGCGCGCGCGGATACCCATCGACGTATGGGAGGAGAGGCCAAACCTGCCGGTTGGCCTCCCCATACGTAGTATGGGGGCTTCCCCACTCGCCTCATGTTTTGGGCGTAGAGCTCTGTTTTCATTGCGCTTTCACGGGGCGGGCAATGAGAGAGGCCGATGAGGAAGACCTTTCTCATCTTCATGCACAACCCATTGATTTCATTGGGCCATGAGGAAGGGATGAGAATGAGGAAGGCCGCGCTCATGATGAGGAAGTCAGTCATGGGCCTCCTCCGGATAGACCCAGACGGAGGGGTTCTCGACCTCGCGCGCGCGGCCGGAATGGGGGCATTTGTAATGGGTCGGTAGGACCGCTACGCCCTCTTCGAGAACCTCGCCAGTCTCGGCGTCGATGACGGGATCGCGGCCGAAGCGCATGTCCCGGACGACGAGATACCCGAAATGCGATTGCGTGCCGGGGAAACCGTGCTCCGTGAAATTTCGGCGGAACTTGATCTGCCCCTTGGTGGCGAGGACCGAGAGCCGTTCGCGGATGCTGTAGCGCCCGCCAAGATCGAGCTGGTTCTCGAACGCTTCGGCAAACTGGGTGGCGGTGTAGAGCCGTCCCTCGGCCGCCTCGTCGAAGATCAGCCCGAGCACGACCAGGTTCTTGCGATCCCGCTCCGCGTCATGCCTGGCACCCAGATCCTTGCGCACCAGCCGCTCGCTGCTCGGGGTGAGCTCGGCCCAGGTGCCATTCACCTTGTCGACCACCTTGGCAGGCAGCGCGGGGCCGTTGCGCAGCTCGATCTCCAGCCGGCGCTCGCTGGCCTCTTCGTCGGGCCGGTGCAGGATGAGACCGGTGGTGTAGAAGCCCCGGAGCGCGCTGGCGCCGGAAAGCGCGAGGAAAGGGTCCTCCTTCACCTGGTGCTTCGAGAGCTTCTTGGTGTGGTGGACGAGGATCACGCCGCAGTCGGGATTGACGTGGTCGCGCAGCACCTCGACCCGATCCTTCAGGAAGAACATCATGGCGGCGTTGTCGTTCTCGCCGCCGCCGTCGGGCCCGCCGTCGAAGAGGTTCCGGATCGGGTCGATGCAGAGGATGTCGAGCGGATCGTCGGGGAACGCGGACCTGATCGCCTCGGCCACGCGCGCGCTGCCCTCGGCATCGAGCAGCATCCGCAGCTTCGGCGTGACGATGAGGTTGTCGCGCGCGGCGACGATCAGCTCGGGCGGCAGGCCGATCTGCTGCATGCGCTCGCGCAGGTAGTGGTACTGGATCTCAGCCTGCAGGTAGAAGATCCGCAGCGGCCGTGGCGGGGTGAAGCCGAGGAAGGGCACGCCCGCCGCCAAATGCACCAGCAACGCGATCAGCAGGTCGCTCTTGCCGACCTTCGGCGCGCCGCCCAGCACCAGGAGCCCGCCCGGCGTCAGCACACGCGGGCCGATCAGGTCGGCGGGCATCGGGCTCTTGTCGTCGAGCAGCTGCCCCAGAGTGAAGCTGGGTATCTCGTCGGGCACCGGCGCGGCGCTGTCGAGCCGCACGAGCGGCGGGCCGTGGCGTTCGACATGGCGTGCCCAGAGGCGTTCGGATTCGCGCTTGAGCCGTTCCACCGGCCACTGGGGCCGCAGCATGGCGGCGTTGTAGCCGCAGATCGCTTCCCAGCCCTCGGCCTTCGAGAGGCGCCCCTCATGGACCAGCCGGATGAAATAGCCGATGGCGGCAGACGCCCCCTCGAAGCGCGACCAGTCGTCGGCGCCGCCCTCGCGCACCGGGGTGACCAGCACATCCTCCACGGCGGGTTTGTCGAGCGTGGCGAAGTCCGGCGTCAGGCTCACGCCCGGCGCGGGCGGCATGTCGACCACGGCCTCGGCGAACTCGTCTAGATCGCGCTCCAGCCGCGCGTTCAGTTCGACGATGCGCACCAGCGTCTTGAGGCCGTTCTTGTAATAGACCGAACCCGCCACGCGGATCGGCTGATGGGCCGAGCGGAAATGCATGTCGCCCCCGACCTTGGCGGCAATGTCGCCGCGCAGCCGGCAGAGGCGGGCAATGTCGTCGCCCTCGGCGGGTTCTGTGAGCTTCCACCAGACGTGCGCCTTGTGCTGCCCCTCGGGCGTAATCCCGCCGCTTTCCACCACCATGGTGGGCGGGCCGAGATGGCGTTCGAGATGGGCGCGCCTCGCGGCGATGTCCCCGCTGTCGATGTCCACGACCACGGCCTGCATCTGCGCCACGTCGGCGGCCTTGGCCCGGCCGGATTCTGTCACCGTGCCGGGGATGACGTAGACCGCGGCGCCCTCGCGCGCGGCCCAGCCCGCGAAGGTCGCCATCTTCTCGGGCGCCGTCTCGTCGGCCGCGATCCAGATGTTGTGCGGCCGTCCATCGATCCCCTGTCCCTTGTCGATGAAGCTGCGCACCGGGATCAGCCCGTCGCAGTAGCCAAAGACCACCTCCATGAAGGAGGCGATCTGCTCAGGATCCGGTTCGTCGCCGAACGGGTCGATCTGCGGCGCCGCGTCGTTGAAATCACGCCAGGGGTTGAAATGGACGAGGTTTTCCCCGGGTTGGTCGGTCGTGCTGTCGTCGCGCATGTTGGTGTCCTCGGGAGGCTCGGGCGGGTCTTTGGGCGTGTCGGTCATCCGGGCAGGCCCCAGCAGCGCTCGGCCCATGGGCAGAACCGGCATTCGAAGAAGTCGCGGATCCGGGCCACGCGCGGCAGCAACTCGCGCGCGTCGGTGGCCCGAAGGATCCTCACAGCGCGATCCGACATCCGCTGGGCGAGCTCGGCGTCGAAGGGCACGAGCTCGTGGTGCAGCTCGGCCGTGTCCTTGTTGATCGCGGTAAAGAGCGCCGGGTTGGTCGAGAGGCCCGTCACGCTCGCCTCCATGTAGGCCTGGTAGAGCGCGATCTGGGCGGCATAGACGGGCTTGGCGACGGTCACCCCTTTGGCCACCGTCTCACGCCAGTTCTTCGCGTTCATGGTCTTGCATTCCCAGAGGGCGGGTGTGCGCAGACCCATGGCGGTGGGGGCGCCCATGACAATCCCGTCGACATGGCCACGGATGCGCCCACCGGCGACCGAAAAGCCGAACTGGCCGCCATCTCGCTTCCGGGTGACCAGATCGAGCCCCGCCGCCCGCAGCCAGCGGATGGCGAGATCCTCGAGCGCGTGACCTATGGTGAAGATCCGGAGCGACCGACCCGAAAACTCCTGGCCGTCATCCTTGGGCGCATGGGCGAAATCGAACTGCAGCGCCCGCTCGCAGGCGTGGCCGAGACGCGAGGCGCCGAGATAGTCGCGCGGAGGCGTGGCTGCGCGCTCGGCCTCGAGGGCCGCGTCCACGGCCCCGTTGATGCGCTCCGCGATGCCGGGGCGGTGATTGTAGTCCAGCATCAAAACGGGATCTCCGACTCGGCGGCGATCTCGGCCATCTCGGCGCGGAACGCCTCGATGGTGGTAACGATCAAGCGGTGCATGTCGTTTTGGGTCAGCAGCCCCAGTTGCCGATCCCAGCCGATCCGCTCCATCTCTGGCGCGAGCGCGCGCATGACGGCGGGCAGCGCCTGGGTTTCCTCTTCAGTGAAATCGACCATGCTCAGTCCTCTCTTTGCTTTGCGGGTGAAGGCCGCTTGGCAGCCCATGGAACAGAACCAGCGGCGGTTTCGGTGGGGCCGCGGCCTGTGGGGATCGAACCAGCCGAAGCCGCGGGTGCGCGCGGTGCAGACGGCGCAGAGCGCCGGGCGCGGATGCCAGAGGCGATCAACGCCCGGTCGATCCGCAGCCTCTGCGGGCGGGGATGGGATTTCCGCGAAATGGCTCACGCCGCCCTCCGTTCCGGCGTGGCGGCGTCCTGGACCAACTGCCGGATCGCGCGTCTGTTGAACCGGAAGGAGATCAGCGCCGAGGCGTGGTAGCGGGTGATCCCGTAGTCGTGCCGCGCGCTCGGGGGCAGGTATTGCAGCTGCTTCTCGGTCGGCGCCTGCCGCAGCCAGCCGCGGGTCTTGAAGGCGCTCTCGTCGCTCTCATGCGCGTTCAGCCAGTCATCGGCCTGCGCAAGGCAGACGGCGCGCTCGCCGAGGCCGAGAAGCCGGGGCTGGACCCCGCGCCGGCCACCGACCGCATGCCAGAGCCCGCCCAGCCAGAAGATGCCGGCCCAGGCGGTGAAGCCCGTGGCCATCAGCGCCGCCTTGTCGCCGAAGAGATCTACCCACTGGAAACTCGACCGCTTCAAGAGGTCGATCTCGGTCATGACGAAGCTCTCGAGCGCTTCGGCGCCGGTCTCGTCCTTGGGTTCGACCAGCAGCGCGCCGCAGAGCGGGCATTCGCGGGCCGTCAGCGGGATCTCGGCCTCGCATTCCGGGCATGTCTTCGTGGGCGCCATGCCGCTCGCTTGGCGGCCATCGAGGTCCACGTCCTGCTCCAGCGTGCCGTGCATCAGGCTCGACGTTCCGAAATCCAGCACCACGCAATCGGTCTTGACGACGCCGGGATGTTCCTCGGGATCGATGGTGCGCAGGCCGCGCCCGACCATCTGGATCATGGTGGACTTGCAGGATGAGGGCCGTAGCAGGATGACGCAGGACGTGGGCGGGTGATCGAAGCCCTCCGTGAGCACGGAGACGTTGACCAGAACGGCGATCTCGCCCGTGGCATAGGCCGCGAGGATGTTGCGGCGTGCGTCGGCGGAAAGCTCGCCATGGATCAACCCCGCCGGAATGCCGGCCGCGTTGAAGGCCTCGGCGACGTGAGCGGCATGGGCGACGGTGGAGCAGAAAACGATGGTCGGCCGCCCTGCGGCCTTCTCGCGCCAGTGGCGGATCACCTCGTCGGTGACGGGGGCGCGGTCCATGATGCCGGCGACCTCGGTCATGTCGAAGTCGAGGGAGGTCTTGCGCACCTTCTGCAGTTGCGCGCGCACGCCCACGTCGATCACGAAGGTGCGCGGCGGCACGAGATGGCCCGAGGCGATCAACTCGCCCAGCCGGACCTGGTCGGCCACGTTGTCGAAGACCTCGCGCAGCCCCTTCCTGTCGCCCCGGTTCGGCGTGGCAGTGACACCGAAGATGCGGGCCTCGGGATTGGCGTCGTGGACCCGGTCGACGATGCGGCGGTAGCTGTCGGCAATGGCGTGATGCGCCTCGTCGATCACCAGCAGGTCGAGCCGCGGCATGGCCTTGAGATTGGCCGAGCGGCTCAGGGTCGGCGCCATGGCGAAGGTGACCTGGCCCGACCAGTCCTTCGTGGCGGCATCGACCACCGAGGTGGAGATATCGGGATTGACCCGGCCGAACTTCGCCCGGTTCTGGGCCGTCAACTCGTCGCGATGGGCCAGAACGCAGGCCCTGGCGCCGTCGCCGACGAACGATCCGGCAACCGCCGACAATGCGATCGACTTCCCGAATCCGGTGCTGGCGATGCTCAGCGTATTGCCGTGGGTCGAGAGCGCAGCGAGGCTGCGCTCCACGAAGAGTTTCTGGCGGGGACGAAGGCGCATGGGCGTGCCCTCACTCGGCCCAGGACGGGCGGCCCGGAGTTGCCGGGGCCGCCGGAGTTGGTGCCGACCTGACTGGAGCCGCCGGGGCCGTTGGCGCCATCGGCGCAGATGCCGTTCCCATGATCTGCGCGTAGTCCCGATGATCCGGCGTCACGGCCGCGCGGATCTCGTTCTTTTCCTCGCCCATGGCGTCGGTGCCGACATCGATCCTGGCGACGAACTCGAGCCCGTCGAGATCGGCAAAGCCGCCGATGCGCCGCGCCGCCTGCGCCTGGGGCGAGGTGTCCTTGTCGGAAATCCCCCGTGCCGAGTTCAGCATGCCCCGGATCAGGCTGCGGCCCATGTTGGCCCAGTCCGGCCCCTTGGGGCTCATGAGCCCGATCAGGGTGAAGATCTTGCGCCGGGCGTATTGCCCCTCGAGCACGGTGAACTCGCCGTTCAGGTAAACCGCCCCGGTGGAGCCGCGGGTGGCATAGCCCCCGGTCCAGCCCTGCGACGGGTCGTCGAAGCCGCCGGGGCGGATGGTGAGGCGCACCTTGGCGAGCGTGCCCTTGGGGATGAGGTTGGCGTTGGATTGCGCGTCGTTGAAGTCATTCCACAGGCCAGACATGGCATTGGTCCTTTCAGTTGGAGGGATCGGGTTCGGGGGTGGCGGCAGGCGCCGGGATCGCCGGCGGATCGATCACCAGCGGGCGCGCATCGAGCGGCAGTGGCTGGTGGATCTTGTCGATCAGGCGGCCCAGATCGGGGGGTTCGAGCATCTCCAGTCGGCCGGAGCGGTCTTTGGCCGGATAGCCCCAAGGGTTCTGCGTCTGGCAGACGAAGACCCGCCGCAGCTCGCCCTGTTGGTCGGGCAGCGAGGTCAGCGTCAGCACCTCGTCGACGATGCCGGGCAGTTCCAGCCCGGTCTTGGAGCCCTCGATCTGCGGCACGAAGACCTTGCGATTGAAGTCGTCGAGCTTCTCGTCGAGGATGCCGACAAAGATCACGTTCTTCGCCCGCGTGTGCTGCAGATGGGTGAGCCAGGCGATCATCTCGCGCCCATGCAGCCCGTAGGCGCCGCGCACGTCCGGCTTCCCGGTCTTGTCGGAATGCGCTTCGGGCTGGCCCTTGCACCACTGAAAGCAGAGTCGGCCGGCCACGGTGATCGAGTCGACGAAGATCGTGTCGTACTTGTCGAGCGCGGAGGGATCGCCGAACTTCTTGCAGACCGCCTCGAAATGCGCCCGGCTGTAGGGCTGGTCGTCCCTGAGCGCCGGGTTGGCCCCGCCGATGAATACCGCGAAATCCCGGCATTCGGTCCAGGTGCGCGGTCGGATCGTGTCGATGGCCAGCCCCTCGACGGCGAGATCGCCCGCTTCAAGGTCGAAGAACAGCGTCGTGCTTGCCTTGAGGGTGCGCAGCAGCGTGGTCTTGCCCGCGCCGCTGGCTCCGAAGATCGCGGCCTTCACGCCGCGCATCTCGGCCAGCCGCTCATCGGCGGTGATGATGGGGAGGGTCATTGATCCGCCCCTTCCGGCTTGATCTCGACCTTCAGTGCGCCGGGCCGCACGGTGCGGGCAGGCTCGAAACCGGCGCGGATCGCCTCGGGCCAGGCGGCGTATTTGCGCTCGGGCACCTTGTAGGTGACATCGACATATTGGGCAGGATCGTCGCCCGCGGCGCGGATGCGCTCGACCATGGCGGCAAGTTGCTCCTGGTTCCAATCGACGCGTTTCGGCAAATCCGCGACCACGGTGAAATCGCCATCGGCAATGCGGACGGTGCCGGTGTCCTTGCCGCAGGCGCGGCGGGCTTCGGCGGCGCGGGAACCGTAACGAACATCCAGCGCGGCGTTGAACCGAGCAGCGACGGCGCGCATCTGGCGCGCGGCCTCGGCGATCTCGCGCTGCAGGACGGCTAGGAGTTCGACCGGCAATTGGGCGATCTCGCCGGTGGACAGGTTGAGCAACTCGTCGATGCTCGGGGTGTTCTCGGGGTATGGCATAGGTGTCTCCTTTTTGGGGGGATGGGTGTCAGGCGGCTTCGAGCAGCCGCATGGAGAGCGGCGCGCCGGGCGGGCCCGGCCTGGGGCGGGCGATGGCGATGTAGGCAAATTCGTCGGGGCCGAGCCGGGTCTGCACGAGGTGCACCAGCCCCTGGTCCGCGGCGCGCATGGCCGCGGCCGCCACCTGTTGCAGGCTGCTTTGCTGCTCGGACGAAAGCCGCGAGACGACCGAGGTCGCGTCCACCGCGAGGAAGCCACGGTGATAGACCAGCGTCTCTCCAGGCTCGGCCTGCGCGATCCAGGCGCACAGCCCGACCTCGTCGAGCCCGGGGCCATTCAGCCCGTGGATCGGCACCACCTCGGCCTCGGTGATGGGCGACAGGCGTCCCATCACGCCGCTCCCGGCGCGGTGTCGGCGGTCTGTTGCAACTGGCCCTGCTCGAAGGCGATGATGTCCTCGAGCCGGTAGACCACCCGGCCGCCGATCTTCATGTAGGCCGGGCCTTCACCGGCCCACCGCCAGCGTTCCAGCGTGCGGTGGGAAATGGTCCAGCGCCGGGCGAGTTCCTTCTGGTTGAGACAATGTGGCTTCCGCATCCTGCTTCCCCTCGTTGATGGCTTCGGGGAAGTGATGCCAAATCCCGCTAGGGGATGTCGTCAGGATCAGCGGGGGATGCGGAGGGGGATCACTTGCGCCTTGCGGCAGTGGGGTTTCCGGTCAGGTGGGGGATGGGTGATCCCCCACCATCCCCCTGCCGATCCCCCTTTGGCGCAATCCGCGGGTCGGATCGTGAGGGAAAGAGGCGACTCAGTCGAGGTTCAGGCGATAGCCGCCCTTGCGGTCCGAGCGGATCAGCTGACGCCAGTTCTTCTTCGACTTGAACACGTCCGCCATGCGCAGGCTCTTCGAGCCGGCCATGCTCAGGATCGCCTTGCCGTTCTGCCAGGGCTCGCCGGCTAGAGCGGCGGCGTGCAGCGCGCGCACCACCTCGGCCTGGATCGGTCCGAGCTTGAAGCGGTAGCCGTTGCAGCGCACGTCTTGGTAGTCGGCGGAGGCGATGAAGGTGTTCTCCTCGCCTGCTCCCGAACGGCCGGAGAATCCGGATTGTATTTCAAAGCGATCTCGTTCATCCCGTCGCAGCAGGAGATCCCCGATCATCACGAGGACCGGTTCCGCGCCGTCTTGCACAACCGCGTAGCCAGCCCGGTCGGTGCGGAACGCGCGCACATGGATCTGGCCGCAGCGAAACAGCTGAAAGACGTCCTGCGCGTGCAGATCCAGCAAGCCGTTGAAGCGGGTTTGCTCCCACGGCACCGGTAACTGCTCCCCTTCCGGCGTCTCCTCGAAATCGCCGAACTCGATCGGTACGTCGAAGACCCGCACCGACAGTGTCAGCCTTTCATTCTCGGCGAGATACACAAGGTCATCCTCGCTGATCGACCAGCGTTCCAGGACCTCGGGCAGCGTGAAATACAGCTTCTCGATATGCAC